TTTGGAGATGAGTTTGCAACAGCAACTAAGGTTGCAGAAAAAGCTACAGCTGAAGCTGTATCAACATACCCTCCTCCATATTTTTTTAAACTTGTAGAAAAGATTAATTCTATGGGTGATGACATAACAAAAAAAGCTGCAACACAAGAAAGAGAAATTGTTAAATCATATAAGGATTATGAAATGACAGAAAATTTAGGAACAGGAGAGATTGTAATTAGAAAAAGAAACGAAGGATCTTTTTATGATCAAGATGGAATAATTTCTGATGAGTATATAGTTTATAAACCAGGTCGAGCGGATGAGAGCACTAAAATTAAACCTGTAGATGAATATGATGAGTATACAGTAAGACCAGATAGTGATGGTAAATTAAGAGATTCTGAAGATGGATTAGACAGTATAGAAGAAATTTTAGAAGAAGTAGGTGACCCTGATTCTTTAACACTTAAAAAATGATAAAAAGGTTGACAAGAACTATACCTCCATTAAGAGGTCCTAACCCACAAGGGTTGAAAGTTCCATTAAAACAAGTTAAAACGATTACAAAAGGAAAAATAAATGGCCGATATAGAAAAAGCCCTACCAAACATAAATAACAAAGTTGAAGTTGAAAGACCAGAATTAGAAGTTGACCTTGTAGATCAAGGCACAGATTCTGACATGCCTTTTGATGTTACGCAGTTAGATGATGGTGGTGTTGAACTAGATTTTGAACCAGGCATGCAAAAAATTCCTGGAACAGAAAACCATTTTGACAACCTTGCAGAATTATTACCAGAAGATATTTTAGATCCTATTGGATCTGATATGCATTCTAACTATCAAGATTACAAATCATCAAGAAAAGATTGGGAAGATAGTTACATAAAAGGATTAGATCTTTTAGGATTTAATTATCAAAACAGAGCAGAGCCTTTTCAAGGAGCTAGTGGTGCAACCCACCCAGTGCTTGCAGAAGCTGTAACACAGTTTCAAGCAGGAGCTTATAAAGAATTATTACCGGCTGAAGGTCCAGTTAGAACACAAATATTAGGTGTATCTGATCAACCAAAAGAACAGCAATCACAAAGAGTAAAAGATTTTATGAACTATCAAATTATGGATGTCATGAAAGAGTATGAACCAGAGTTTGACCAAATGTTATTTCATTTACCTCTTGCAGGTTCAACATTTAAAAAAGTTTATTATGACGATTTATTGGGAAGAGGAGTATCAAAGTTCGTCCCAGCAGATGATTTAGTCGTTCCGTATTCTGCTACCTCATTAGAGGATGCGGAAGCGATTATTCATGTACTTAAAATTTCAGAAAACGATTTACGTAAACAACAAGTAAATGGTTTTTATAGAGATGTAGAATTAACTAAACCTTCTGAAACAGAAGACAAAGTTTCTAAAAAAGAAAGAGAGTTAGACGGAACTAAAAAAACAGGTAAGGCAGAAGAAATGTATACCTTGTTAGAGTGTCATGTTAATCTTGATATAGAAGGTTTTGAAGACATAGGACCAGACGGACAACCAACAGGAATTAAACTTCCTTACATCGTAACAATCGATGAAGGGTCAAGAGAAGTTTTATCTATTAAAAGAAATTTTGAACAGAACGATCCTAAAAAACAAAAGATCGAATACTTTGTTCATTTTAAATTTTTACCGGGTTTGGGGTTCTACGGTTTCGGTCTGATTCACATGATTGGTGGATTATCGCGTACGGCGACCTCTGCTTTAAGACAGCTCTTGGATGCGGGAACGTTATCTAATCTGCCAGCAGGTTTTAAACAAAGAGGGATAAGAATAAAAGATGAAGCACAACCAATACAACCTGGAGAGTTTAAAGATGTAGATGCTCCTGGTGGTAATTTAAGAGATGCATTTTTTCCATTACCTTACAAGGAACCAAGTCCTACATTATTACAATTAATGGGTATCGTTGTACAAGCAGGTCAAAGATTTGCAGCTATTGCTGATATGCAAGTTGGCGATGGTAATCAAGGTGCTGCTGTTGGAACTACAGTTGCATTATTAGAACGTGGATCACGTGTTATGTCTGCAATACATAAAAGATTGTATTCTTCACTAAGACAAGAATTTAAAACACTAGCAAAAGTATTTAAAACATATCTACCACCAGAATATCCTTACGATGTTGTAGGTGGAGAGAGAAATATTAAACTAACAGATTTTGACGATAGAATAGATATTATTCCTGTAGCTGACCCTAATATATTTTCTATGTCACAACGAATAACTATTGCACAAACAGAATTGCAATTAGCAACTTCTAATCCACAACTACATGACATGTATACGATATACAGAAAAATGTACGAAGCATTAGGTGTAAAAGATATTGATAAAATATTACCACCACCTGCACCACAAGAACCAAAAGATCCTGCGTTAGAACATATTGATGCTTTAACTCAAAAACCTTTTCAAGCGTTTAGAGGACAAGATCATCAAGCACACATGACAGCTCACTTAAATTTTATGGAAACTAATATAGTCAGAAATAATCCACCAGTCATGGTTTCAATACAGAAAAATATTTTAGAACATATTTCTTTAATGGGACAAGAACAAGTTGAGATGGAGTTTGCAGAACAAGTTCAACAAATGCAGGTAATGCAACAACAAGCACAGATCAATCCACAACTACAACAACAAGCTGAAGCAGAGATGCAACAATTGTCTATGAAAATAGAAGCAAGAAAAGCTGTGTTGATTGCTGAAATGACAGAAGAGTTTATGAAGGAAGAGAAAAGAATTACATCACAATTTGATTCTGATCCTTTACTAAAACTAAAATCACGTGAAGTAGATTTACGTGCAATGGAAAATGATCGTAAACAACAAGAAACAAATAATAAACAAGAGATTGAAAGAGCTAAACTTATGCAAGATCAAGTAAGCACTGACAGAAAACTTGCACAAAATGAGGAGTTAGCAGACCTAAGAGCTGATACTTCTATTGAAAAACAAGAGATGGCAAATGAGAATAGATTAATACTTGCCAACATGAAACCAAAGAGATAAAAAGGAACTATTATGATGAATTATAAAACAGGCGGTAAAAAAGTTGTTATGCCAGAACAAGCAAAAGTTGTTGATCCTAGAGCTGAAAAAAGCTACAGAGGAAAAAGCTATATTGCTAAAGGCGATAGTAATCCAGTAAAAGGCACTGGTGCTGCAAGAAAACAAAAAGACGTAACCTGGTATTAGTATGTGGTTTTCGGCAATTAAATTAGCCGTCTCTGCTGGTAGTAAAATTTACGCTAATAAGCAGAAGACTAAAATGGCAATGTCAGATGCACAGCTTATGCATGCGTCTCGTATGGCCGAAGGAAAAGAAGCTTACCAAGGAAAATTATTAGAAGCACGTCAATCAGATTGGAAAGACGAGGCAGTTTTGATAATTTTAAGTTTGCCAATAGCAATCCTGGCCTGGGCAGTCGTATCGGACGATCCGGGAGCGATGGACAAGGTAAAATTGTTTTTTGACATGTTCTCTGAGCTCCCAAAATGGTTCACAAATTTATGGATCCTTGTCGTGGCGAGCATTTATGGTATAAAAGGTACTCAAATTTTTAAAAACGGAGGAAAAAAATGAGAAAAGATTATAGACAAAACAAAATGGGTGGCGGTATGATGAGATCAACTTATAGTAAAGGTACTGTAAAACCTAAAGACAAAAAATTAGCAGCAATGTATGGTGATAAAAATACAATTACTAGAGGTGATGTTATAACTGCAGCTAAAAAAAATGCAGGTAAAAGAACAGAAGCAATGGGTGGCGGAATGATGAGAAAAACTTTTAAAAAAGGTGGTGGAGCAGACGCTAGTAAATTTCATACAAAAAAAGATGGAACAAAAGCTAGAAAAGGTCTTTACTACTACATGAACAGAGCCAAAAAAAGAGGGACTAGTAAACCTGGAAAAGGTTCTGTAACTGACAAAGCTTTAAAACAGTCTGCAAAAACAGCTAAAGCGTAATGAGAAGTAGGGAGAACCCTATAAGAAAAACCACTACCAAAGGTGGTAATTACAGACCAACAAAGTCTGGAGCAGGTATGACTAAGAAGGGTGTCGCTGCTTACAGAAGAGCAAACCCTGGAAGTAAATTAAAAACAGCCGTGACTGGAAAAGTAAAACCAGGATCAAAAGCTGCAAATCGACGTAAGTCGTATTGCGCACGTAGCGCAGGTCAATTAAAAAGATCCTCAGCAAAAACTCGTAATGATCCTAATTCTAGAATACGTCAGGCTAGAAGGAGATGGAAGTGTTAAAAAAACAAAAAATAAAAAAAGTAATAAAAGGTTTGAAAAAAGCATCTAAGACACATGCACAACAAGCTAAAACACTAAAAGGAGTTTTAAAAAAAAATGGAAATAGAAAGACTACTTAAAGCAATAAATAATAAATTAGATAACCTAACTAATATTGTAACAACTGGTGTTGACACTATGGAAAATTACAAGTATATATTAGGACAAATAAATGCCCTAGAGGCAACTAAACAGGAAATCTCTAACCTGCTAGATAACAAGGAGCAAAAAGAAAATGAAGGAACAGTCATCGATATTGGGGACCACAAACCCAACAATAACACTACCAAATAAAGATTTAGTTGGTGTAAAAAAACCAGAACCTAAAAAAGAAGTTACAAAAGAAGAAACAAAATTACCAAAACCAACAGGTTGGAGAATGCTTGTTTTGCCATTTAGAATGAGCGAAAAAACAAAAGGCGGAATCTTACTTGGCGGTGAAACTATAGACCGACAACAAGTAGCATCACAATGCGGAAACGTACTTGCGATGGGAGATGCTTGTTATGTTGATAAAGAGAGATATCCAAACGGTCCATGGTGCAAGGTTGGTGATTGGGTGGTCTTTGCTCGTTACGCAGGATCAAGAATAGAAATTGATGGTGGAGAAGTACGTCTTCTAAATGAAGATGAAGTGTTAGCAACAGTAGAGGATCCAACAGATATTCTCCATAAATATTAACATAGGAAGGAAACTATGCCAGAAGCAAATAAGATAAAAAAAGACGAAATGATGGTAGACATAGATACTTCAGGTCCAGAAGCCGAAGTAAGTTTACCGGAAGAAAACATTGAACAAGTAGCAACGGAAAAGGAAACAACGAATGAAGAAATTATTAAAGAGCCTGTTAAATCTGAAGACGCACCTGAGGAATCTAGTGAGCAGTCTGATGTTCAAGCAAGCGAAACAAAAGAAGACGAAAAATTAGAAGACTACAGTAAAGGTGTACAGTCTCGTATTGCGAAATTAACTCGTAAGATGAGAGAAGCAGAAAGAAGAGAACAAGCTGCTACTGAATATGCTAGAGCTGTAGAAGCAAAAAGAAAAGTTGCAGAATCTAAGTATGAACAAATTAATAATGATTATGTTAAACAGTTTGATACTAGAGTTACAACTGGAATGGAGTCCGCGCAAAAAGAACTTGCAACGGCTATTGAAGCAGGAGATGCAGCAGCACAAGTAGAAGCAAATAAAAAAATTGCTACACTATCAATTGATGCAGCTAGATTAAATGTTTTAAAAGACACTAAAGTTGAAACACCAAAAGCAGATTTGTCTCAAGACGCTAATGTCGATAGGCAAACACCTCAATCTTTACCTACACCGGACCCACAAGCAGAAGCTTGGGCTTCTAAAAACAGTTGGTTTGGTCAAGATAGAGCAATGACGTTTACTGCTTTTGAAATACACAAAGAATTGGTAGATAATGAAGGTTACGACCCTAAATCAACTGAGTATTATGCGGAGATAGACAAACGAATAAAAGTTGACTTTCCACATAAATTCGGTAATACTGAAACAAATACGTCTAAGCCTGTTCAGTCAGTTGCTTCTGCTAATAGAAGTGTAAAACCAGGACGCAAAACTGTGAGACTCACATCATCACAGGTCGCGATAGCGAAAAAATTAGGTGTGCCACTCGAAGAGTATGCAAAACAAATAAAACTCACGGAAGGAGCATAAGCATATGAAAAAAGACGAAACAAAAAAAGTAACTTCTCGTGCGAGTTCAGAAAGGTCTAAAACTGAAAGACCTAAAGTATGGACTCCCCCATCTTCTCTAGATGCACCCCCTGCGCCGGATGGATTCCGACACAGATGGATACGGGCAGAAAGTTTAGGATTTCAAGATTCTAAAAATATTTCTGGTAGATTAAGATCTGGTTATGAATTGGTTAGAGCCGATGAATACGAAGATTCTGATTATCCCGTAGTCACTGATGGTAAGTACGCAGGAGTGATTGGAGTAGGTGGCCTTGTACTCGCAAGGGTACCTGAAGAAATCGCGAAGTCACGAACTGAATACTTTAAAGCGCAAGCTCAAGGTCAGGACGAAGCTGTAGAAAACGATTTACTGAGGGAAGAGCACAAGAGTATGCCGATCAATGTTGATAGGCAATCTCGCACAACCTTCGGTGGTACTAAGAAATAAAATTCTAAACACCAGCGAATAAAACTAAACCGAACTGGAGGCCCTTAGGGGCAGGTTCATAAGGAGATAAAACTATGGCTAATAGACAAACAGCAGGATATGGTTTTAGATCGGCTGGTACGTTAGGTAATACACCTGCAATCCAAGGTCTTTCTAAATACTTTATCGATGCCGCTGTGGACATTGATTTGTTCTACGGCAGCGCAGTACAAGTTACAGCAGGTTATGTTGTAACAGCTGAAGATGCAGCTACGGCTGAATCAATTGGTGTCTTATATGGTATCTTTTATGAGGATGCGTCGACGTTGAAACCAACG